CTCGCCACGACCGAAGGCGTTGGGGATGTTGTGCGACTCGGAGCCCTCCTCCAGAATCTCGGCGTACGGTGCGGTCGCCTCGGCCGCGGCGGAGGTCTTGCCGGTGGTGACCGGCCGAATCGAGCCGATATAGCGGCCGGTTCGCGTGCGCAGCTCGGTCACGGCGATGGCGATGGCGTTCGACGCGATCTGGTTCGCGATCTCCTGCACCGCGGCCTGGGCGCCCGCCTCGACCTCGGCCACGAACCGGCCGTGGTCGTCCCGGACGTACACCCGGCCGCTGCTGACGGCCCCTCCGAGGCTGAGCTGCGCCATCAGACCCTCTTGTAGGGATCGAGCAGCCTCCGTGCGCGCGACGAGAGGGGCTCGTTGGACCCGGTAGCGGTGTCGGTGTTCACGAAGTAGGCCTCGGAGACCTCGGCGACGGACTTCGACGTGAGGCCGCCCGCGGCCGCCTGGGCGCCGCCCTCGTAGAGGTCGGCGGTCTCAAAGATGACCGCGCGCTGCACGTCCTCCGGCACGACCGGCCAGCCCCACTCGGCGTTGACCACCACGTCGGCCTCGTAGTTGGACGGCCAGCCGTGGCGCGCGATGAACACGTCCAGGTTGTACGTGAAGCCCATCTCGCCGTTCGGGTACGTCCAGGTCGGCAGGATCAGGTGGGTGTAGACCTGCGCGGTGCGCGAGGGGCCCTCGCGCTTCGCCTTCCAGGCGGCGGCCGACATCGCCGTCGAGGAAGTCGAGTAGCGGACGGTGTTGACCGCCACCGCGTCGTCGATGTTGAGGATGCCGGAGCCGTCGTAGGTGAAGGTGCGGTCGCCGGTGACGGCCGAGTCGCCGAAGTCGCGGCCCGCGTAGTTCTGGGCGGCGACCGACGCCGCCTCCAGCGCCTCGTTGAGCGCCTGGTCGTCGGTGGTGTCGTTGGGGTCGATTCCGACGGCGCGCTTGTACTTCGCGAGCGTGACTAGGGCCATCGGTCTAGGGTAGCAGGCGGCGGGCCCGTCCACCCCCCTGAGAACGAGCCCGCCAGTTGGTTCCCCCGGTGTAGGGGGGTAGGCTTATGAGTCGCGCTTGATCCCGTCGCGCTTGTCGCGCTCCGGGTCCGGCACGACGAAGTCCGGGTCGGCAAGACCAGCGGCGACCTCGTTCGGCGTGGCGCCGAGGCCGGTCTTACGCTGCTCGCGGGCGATCTCCTCTTTGGAACGGAGGATTTCGTCCAGGTCGTTGGGGTCTACGAACGCTTCTGGCATGGTGGGGGTCTCCTACTTGTCGGTGTTCTTCTGGCCCTGGGTACCCGACTGCACGACCTCGTCGTCGCTATCCTCGACGACGCTGAACGCGTCCTCCTCGCTCGCCTCGTTCGGCGAGGGCTCGGTGTGTACCTCCAGCGGGTTCGTCCCGCCAGCGGCGTTCGGGTAGACCTCGGGGTCCGGCACCTGCACGGCCAGCGGCGACTCGGGGTCGGTGATGACCTCGGTCGTGTGGACCGCGACCACGTTGCCGTCGTCGTCCACGACGACGCCGGGCGCGGTGGTGTGCGAAGTCAGTGCGGCACGCGCCTGGCCGTCGTCACTCTGGGTGACGCCACCCTGCGGCGTGCGGGCGCGGTGCTCGTTCTCCTCGGCCTGCTCCGAGGAGCTGCGGCCGATGAAGCCGCTCTGCTCGGCGACCTTGCGTGCGTCCTTGTCGGACTTCGACTCAGCCACTGGCCAGCCCCGCTCCCTGGACGACCGTGAAGGCCTTGGGGTAGCGCGCGGCGGTGAATCCCTCCGCCTGCTCCCCGCGGAACACGGTCTGGTTGGACGTGAAGTAGACGTGCTCGGAGCGGTCCAGGGTCAGGCCCTGGTTCTCCAGCAGGAGCGCCTCGTCGAAGTTGCCGACGATGACGCGGCTCTCGTTGGTACCGGCGCCGAGGTTGGTCGGGATGTTCGCGGTCGTGTAGACCGGGACGCCGAACAGCTCGCCGCGGGGCACCTGGCCGGAGCCGTAGCCGGGAAGGTTGGAATCGGAGCGCCGGGCCTGGCCGCCGCTCGGGGCGCCGACGATGTAGGACGCGCTCGTCGAGGACTCGCGAGCCTTGACCAGACGGGCCCAGGTGCGCGGGTGCATCACGATGGCGTTCGGTGCGCCGTAGTAGTTGGTGTAGACCGCGGTGATCGCGTCGACGATGGCGTCGAGCAGCTCCAGGACCCCGGTGACCGCCAGCGAGACCGTGTTGATCCCGGACGTGTTCAGGATGCCCTGCGGCTGGCCGGTACCCGATCCGCTGATGATCGCGATCTCCTCGACGTTCGCGATGCGAAGGGCGAGGTCGGAGTTGATGAGCCGGTCGATGCTCGGGTTGGAGTTGCGAAGGAGCTGATTCGACACGGTGGCGAGTCCGGCCACCGTGAACACGTTCACGCTGACCTCGCCGAAGGTCATGTCCTGCGAAGGCTTGGTCGCCAGCTCGGCCACCCACCCGGCCGTGAGGCCGCCGGTGACGGAGGCGATACGGAGCGTGTCCGAATCGACCTGGATCGTCGGGATCAGGCCGCGGAGGACCGCGCGCTGGGCGCGAAGCTCCAGGATGTCAGAGCTGACCTGGTCGGGGACCAGGTACCCACCGGCGGAGCCGGTGCCCTGCGTCATCGCCTTCTCGCCGAGCGACTCGTTCCAGCGCTCCCAGGCATCGCCCGAGAACCCGGCCTTGGCGCTCTGCGCCACGTCGGCCCAGAAGGATGCGTCCTCGTAAGTGGACTTGGCGCCCGCCTCGCCGACCGTCGGCGAGAACGTGCTCATGGGCTGGCGCGCGGCCTCCAGGCTACGCTCCAGCTCCTCCAGACGCGACTGCATCGCCTTCGCGTCCAGCTTGGCCTGCGCGGTCTCCCGTTCGGCCATCAGGTCACGAACCTGCCCGTCCAGCTCACCGAGCTGCGTGGTCAGCTCGTCGACCGACTTGCGGTCGCCGCTCTCTGACGCGTGCTCGATGCGCTCGCTGAGGTCGGACTGCTTGTCCTCCAGTCCCTTCAGCCGCGTGCTGAGCTGCTCCTCGATTTGGGCCAGGTCGTCCACTGGTCAGGATGTAATCACACCGCGTGACATGCGCTCGATTTCCGCTTCAGTACGGCCGATGCGGACGGCGATGTCGAACAGTCGTGTGAGGTCGGGCTCGTCGGCGGGCTCGTCTGAGAACGCCTTCTGAGCGACGGTGAACAGCGCTCGGGGGTTGACCGGGAAGGGTGTGACGCTGATCTCGGCGAGGTCGACCTCGTAGATGCGCGGCCGTCCGTCGGCGCCGGGGCGGCGCTTGAACAGACCGGCGACCGAGACCGCCTTCATCATGCCGCGGCGGATCAGCTCGTACTGGTGGCGGAGCGGGCTCGACTCCGGCGGCTGCGGGACGACCGCCTTGAAGTACAGCCCGTCGTCGCGGGGCTCTACGTGCTCGACCTGCCCGAGCTGGAGGTCGTGCTTGTGGTGGTAGAGCAGCGGCCGCTGTCCGGCCAGGAAGTCCTTGATGCCCTTCTCAAACGCGCCGGGGATGAACGCTTCATCCTGGCGGTCCAGCGAGAAGTCAGAGGCGAGACCCTCGATGACGAGGTCGCCGTCCTCGTTCTCGGTGACGGCCTTCGCACCGTCGGCGACGACGGTGGCGTCCAGCAGGAACTTGGCGGTGCGGTCCTCCACGTTCTGGAGGATACGCTAAGGCTTGACGTATGTCCTCGGACGCGGCCTCCAGCAGTTCGCGAGTCACCGCCTCGGTGCCTTCGTTCTTGACGCGCTGCCAGAAGTTCACAGCCGGTGCCGGTCGCCTTCCAGGTACGCGACGGCCGCGAGCAGCGCGAACGCGATGACCGCGTTCAGCGGCGACGCCACGACGATGGCGGTCACGATGGCGAGCGCGACGAGGAGCTGGGAGAGGACGCTCATTCGACCAGCTCCTCGTCGAAGCCGATGGAGGTCACGGTGAGGCGGCTAGGCTGGCCGCCGGGGAAGTCCTCGATGCTGGTGTCGGTCACCATGTTCAGGCGCCCGACGGTCTCGCCGCTCTTGGCGTCGACGACCCGCACGCCCCTCAAAGCCTTCAGGTGGAAGCGGCCGGGGCGGGTCTGCACGATGCGCCGCTCGACCACCAACCCGAGTTCGCGGTCGTCGCTCATGAGAACCTCGGCCAGTGTCCCGCGTCGTCGCAGATGATGCAGGCGCGCACTTTCATGCGCCGGTTCTTCATGGTCTCGGGGGCCGGGACGGAGAAGGTGGTGGAGTGCCCGCACCCCTGGGTGTAGGGCACGTCGCCGGTCGAG